TATTAATTCTATGGTAAGATTGCAGGTTTTTATTGCACCCATTGCATTAAATACTGGGCCTCTACCATAGACTTCTCCAGAAGCTTTATTCCATCTGAAAACTAAATAAGGATTAGAACCTTCTCCTGTATAAGTTTCTTCTAATAATATTGCTTTAGGATTTTCCATAACAACGCAGAATTTATATTTTTCTACATTGTCTTCATAAATTTTGTAAATAGCTTCAACAATTTTAATTTGTTTCTTTTGTTTTAATGGATCAAAGTTTTCAGGAAGAACTGCTCTAGGATAAAGTAATGTTACTTCATCAGGTTTAACAATTCTTGTTCTATAAATAGTATCTATCTTTCCATCAGGCCCATTCATTAAACAAACCCGTGGTAAAGGAATCGCTGTAAATTTAATAGGATTAACAGCATCACCTTCTTCCACTAACATCACACCAGTACCTATTGCTAAATCCATAAAGGATTCGTGTACTTCTTGATTGAAGTTAGAATTTTGTAAAAGTTGAAAAACGTAATTAGTTATTTTATCTAATTCAAGATTGATAAATGATTTTTGTTCATCAGGTATATTTGATCCTGCTTGAAAATCTGCCCATCTTGCAAAGGTAGGAGTAATTCCTGCTTGAAGTCTTGATGCAAATTCTTGAACTCCGACTACTGCTGTTTCATCAAAGATTTTATCTGTACGTCTTTGACCTGGAGCTTCATCATAAAAAGATTCTCTATTAGGTAAGCAATATTCATATGCTTCCTCAAACTTATCTTTCCAATGTTCTTTTATACTTTGAGCTTCCTTATATTGTTTAAGGATACCTGTTGCTCTATCCGTTGCTCCCAGCATAGGAGTATCTGATGTATCTACATATGCCATAGTTATTATGCTGTATCAAAGTAGCCACGACCACCAGCTCGACCAAACAAAGATCTTGAACCATATAAACCTTTAGCTTGTTTATATTCTTGCTCTGCTTCATCAGCTGCAAGAGCATTAGCTCTAGCTGTAGCAGCTTGTTGAGCTTCAGCCAGTTGTCTTTCTAAAGCTAAATTTCTTGGTGGTGGCTTCGGCTTTTTAAATATTCTAGTTACTCCGCCCATATTATTTCTTCTTTTTTATTTTACTTAATCTTTCAAATTCTTTTTTAACAGATCCTGGAACTTTTGCTTCATATAAAAATCTTGCTTTATCTTCTGGACTATATTGTCCAGGTAATTTAGGCATTGGATATATTATATCTTTACCAGGTTCTAAAACTGGCATTTTATTAATATATTTTTTATTTTTCTTAACTTTTGTAACCATTTATTGTTCTCCCAACGCCCATTATTCATCCTCCAATCGTTTACTAAAAGCCTGATCCTCTATACTACAGCAAGTGTCTTCAAGTTCATCAAGTAATTCATCTTCTTGATCGTGAAGTTCTCTAATTTCATCTATTATCTGTGCGTGGGTTCTTTTCTTTTTTTTGGCCATTTGTCTTATAAAATGACGAATATCCAGCTTTACGCAACGCACAAAACAATTGATAAGGAGTAAAGATATACCACTTATAGAAACCTATTAATCTCATTACAAAGGCTACACAAGTAAAATCTTTAATTCTTAACAATTGCCATTCATTACGAACAGGACATATAATGATTTCATAGTCAGACATAAATTTTAAAATCTTTGTAATTTCATCTTCTGCTAAAGCAGTATGACGTATTCCTGCGTGTGTCCATTCTAAATGAACCCATTTTTGTAATTCTGGATTAAATCCTAATACTCCACAATGTTTGAATCCTTTTTTAAGAAACTTCATTGCATCCTGATAAGGATGATCAGGAGCTTCGTAAAAATAGACTAACCATTCTTTCTGAAGATATCCCATATCTTTTTAGTCTTCCTTTTGTTTTTTTGTTTAGCAAACACATCCCAATCTTTATTAACGATGGTAGGTTGGTTTTGATGTTTACCTGATAATAAAGTTCTCCCTTCACCAGCTCCCATTAATAAATATTGTAGAGCATCGTGAACGTGAGAGTATCTATTCTTTAAAGGTTTCTCATCATAGCGATCTCCTGAAGTTTGTATCCGTCTATAATGGTATCCACCATTAAATCCTTTTTTTAAATTAATACATTTAGTGTCTAGCAAGAAACCAGGCTTACCATCTAATAATCTAGAAAGAGCTGTATCTACTGCTTCTATTCTTAAAGCAACATCATTAGTTGGAGCTGGTCTAGATTTTAAACCATAAGTTCTCATAATTTGAAATGGAGTTCTCTCATCAGTTTGAGATCTAAAATCTCCAGCAGGATCTCCATAAATCATAACTTCATAAGGTTTATAATTTTTAAAGATCTCTCCTCTTAAGAGTTCTGAAAATCTTGATACTCCCATATCAAAACAAACAAGCTCATCTAGAATTAACCATCTACCCGTAACAAGTCTTTGAGCAAAGACAGCAGCAGGAGTTAATCCAAAGTCTACTCCTATCCATATTGGTTGAGATAGATTAGGTTCTAATTTTTCAGTAGATACGTGCAGCTCTTGTTTAAAGTTTGGATAGACAGGTTTACCTTCTTCAATAGATCCTAATTTATTTAAAACATAAACATCTATCCATCCTTTTGTTTTACCTCTAATAATATTATCGTAATATTTAGGAGTTAGATTGTTTTTGTTTTCTGCTAAATCGTGAGGATCATATGCTGTTGTAGATCCATCTTTATCTTTTTTTTCAAGGAGAGCTGGAGGTTGGGTATAGAAACTCCAGTTGTCAGGCTTGATTAACATTAAGACTTGATCTCTATTAAAATGATCGGGAACAGGAACATCCCCTGCCATTATGGGCCACCAATGATCTTCTTCAGGTGCATTTGAATCTGCGATAACTCCATACCAGGTTGCTCCACCATCACGCATTGATGGATACCTGCCAACACGCATAGTACAAGCATCAATAATGCTCTTAGGTATCTCTCTGGCTTCATTAATCCACACACCTGTAAGTTCAAGTGATAGAAGTTTTTTAACATCTTCAGGCCTATCAAGAGCAAGGAATAGAACTTCAATTTCAACATCTCCTTTTCTAATTAAATGAGTATAAGGAACTGACCAGGCAAAATCTCCCCATTGATCTTCGGGAAACCAATCCAACCACGTTTTAATTGTTGTGGTTTTTAATTGAGGATTGGTATTACGAATAACTGCCCATCTTGATTTTCTTATCCCACTTTTATTTTTTTTCTGAAGGAGTGATCTTCTAAACACTTCTATACAGCAACTCACAGATTTACCACTTCCTACTGGGCCTCTGATACCTCTAAAGAAGTCATTGGACTTCATAAAGGTCTTTAATGTATTGCCTTCTGGTTTATATTTGAAATTAATCGACATTAGTTCCTACGTTTGACTTCAGCATATTATAAACTGTTTCTTCGCCAAACGCTTCAACTAATTTGTCTGCCTCATAATCGGTAATCATATGAGTCGGATAATTTTTAAGGTGAACTCTTTTAACTATGATTCTTAATCTTCTTCTATCTTTTAAGGATAAGCTATTTAGAAAAGACATCTTCCTGCTTTCTTAACAAGTCTACTTGTTCCAGAATTTGTTCTAGGATTTCTTTTTCTTTTCCATATATGGATTCGAATTTTCTTTTGGTTCTATGAATAGAGAATTGTCCCTGGTGATGTTCATAGCATAAAGGTATTACTTCGAAATGGCTTGACCTTCTGCCAATACCCGTACCCTTTGGTCGGATATGATGCAATGATGCAGGGGATCTGCATATCCAACATCCTAAAGACGCAACTCTACTCATATGTTCTCGTTCTCTTTTTGTAGCCATATGAGTGAGAGTTACTTATTTAATATTTTCTACCCTTGGATTTCTTGCCAGGCTTCTTCTTCTTGTTTTTTTTCTTTTTCTTTTTTTTCATATTCCTCCTTGTTAATGACTTCATAAGTTGCTCTACAACCATCTGGAGTAGCAGCACTAGCTTGTTGCATAGCTTTAACATCATTTTCAGAAGAATACAAAATTTCTTTCTTAAGGGTATTACCCGTAGAGAGATCCCATATTTTAACTATATAATCCATATTGTTTCTTATTTATTTGAAAGGAGGAGCTTATATAGCTAAAAAAAATACTAAACGCACACAACCTATCTTCCTTGTCCACGATACTTCTTGTAATTGCTTTTCTCTGATTTATTAAGACGTTTCTTGTGCCGACCTATTTTAGGTTTGGATCGTTTTACGTAATTATTTACGCCCCATTTTGCTTTTGCCATTTGCTAGACTTAAGACGCAACTATCAGCAAAACAACGCACTCTGTTCTTATTTAAAGGATTATCAAAGATGTCTTCTGATGAACTTAAAATCAACCTTGTTGTGAGTGCAATAGGCCTTGTCAGCTATCGCTGGGTAGTTTTGCCCCCACCCCCCGAAACGGGTGGTGTGGACAAGGTCGTGGCTGTACCAACGTACATCCACGTCTTTTATCTCTTTAAGATAAATCGATATTAATTTTAATATCCCCTGTTAGATTATGAGCTACCCTATCTGGTGCTCTTAATCCAACCCGATCGAGTATATCTCTACTAGCTTCGAGCTGGACATACTCTGACCTAGCTCCTGAAGATAGTTCGATCAATCTCTTACTCGCACTTACTGCACCAAGTCCAAGAGTATTAGCAATTCTTGATTGCATATAACTCTGTACCTTTGGTAAACGTAGTGTGCGAGAAGCACTTACTCTCCCTGCTTCAGGAGAACCTTTTGTAGAATAACCAGCCTTTTCTGAAGCTTCTTTGATAGTACATCCAGTTGCTACGATGGTATCAACCAAAGCTCTTTGCTTATCTGTTAATTGGTCAGTCATTAATTCTATTCTGCCACTAACGTTAGTGGACTCAAAGAATCTCCTTGTCAAGCATTATTATGACACTTTAGTTGTTTAAGATACTCACAACACTAGGCGTTGTGGTAAGAACCGCAAATGGTTCTTACGATCTCCTTGCAATTGAATCTCCTCGCAAAATGCGAAAAGCATTTCGCTGTGGGGATTGGACTACACACGGATTCGTCAGCGTAACAAGGTATCCATCCTAATTGTCAATAAGGACAAATTGCCTCTCTTTAGTAGAATTAGGCAATTGGTCGCAGCTAAAGCTGCCAAGCATATTGACAATGGGATACCTCCTTGTTTCGGACGATGATCCGTGCGGTAGCACGTTAATTAAACATAACTGAAAGGATATATTATGCCAATGTTTGATGAGTTAAATAGATTCATTGATCTAATGTTAAGTGACTCTGATAAAATGAGAGTTAAAGAACTTAATAATATGAGAAATGAAGATAATAAGAATGAAGTAGATGGTGAGATATTCATCATCTATAATAAAGCTAATATGAAAGGAGTTGTATATGACAACAATTAGTGACGTTAGAGAGCCTGATTTTTCTAATGAAAGATTAGAGAAAATGGGCGACTGGTTAGAAGAAAGAAAACCAGCGATTAAAGAAGGAATTGAAAACTTCTTTAAGAATGTAATTGCTCCTGATTTTGAAGACGCAAATTGGAGCTGGTTAGCAAGTGCTAATGCCTCTACTGAAGTAGGTAAATGGCAGTATCACTTGGACAGATGTCAGCAATCTTTTGATAAAACAAAGGATAGAATTGCGACATTGTCAAGAGAAGATAATCAAGCTGAAATAAGTATTAATCAGATGAATAGGGTTATCTTTGCAAGTAAAGCTCAAGCGTTGAATATAGCTAGAGCTGAATATTGTCTAGAAGTTGCAAAGGATTGGTATAAACAAATTCTTGGTAAGGACTGGACAAAGTCTTCTAAAGGCAAATTGAAATCAGTTGAAACTGATGGCAAAAGCCAAAAGTGGATTAAGGATAATCTTAAACAAGGTATTCTTATATAATTAAATTAAGCCCTGTACTTCTTTGGAAGTATGGGGCTTTTTTTATCGTGGTAGGAAAAAAGTCGTGAAAGAACTAGTGTTCTCTCACACTCTCTCCCTCTACAAAGCGTGAGTTGATACCGAATAGTGTCTATGGATATTAACTACGTTTGACATCGTAAATGACGTTAATAGAAAGGAAAGATATGTATATTAGAATAATACAATTATGTTTACTAATTGCTGTAGTGATAATGTTTATGTTTGTAGCAATAATAGATCAAGACTATGTAAGATTTGGATTCTATGCCTCATTAAGTATGATTATAATAATCGGTTTATGGTTAATGAAAGGTAGCGAAGAATTTATCGAGCATATGAATGAACAATATAGAAATAGAAAGGATAGATAATGAGTGCAATAATTCCATTGTTACAATTTTATTTAATTATGGTTTTAGTATTTGCACCAATATTTATCGCAATATATTTCATATTAAATAAACAAAATAGAAAGGATAGATAATGTTAAAGACAATACAAAATTGGCTAATGAATGTAGCAGCCAAATGGATTTGGATAGCAATAATGTTTCCTATAAGAATAGTATTAGGATTATGTTTTGCAATTGCTAAATTTATGCCAGAAAAGGTAGATATACCTTATAAAATAATTAAGAAAGAACCTAAAACAGAATAGGAACTTTTATGATTAAGATAACTGAACGTGGTAGCTATGATAATAATCCAATAGATACTACTGTACCAAAATGTAGTAATCCTGAAAAGGATTGTAATAAATTAGCATATAAAACACATCTATTATTAGATAAAGATAATCTTGAGAGAGAATATCCTATGTGTAATAAATGCTATGAAACCTGGATAATAGGATAGAGGATATATGTGTTGGTTAATAATATTAACAAT